TGCAAGACTGCACGGCGTCTCTGTCGCTGTCGCTGCCAATACCTCAGTCGTGGTCGGTGTATCGGCTGCAACGAAACGGCCTGCGAGTGTGCGCCGAGTCGCCGTCGAGCATTGATGCCGACGCCGGCGCGGTAGTGCTCTCGCTCAGGACTGGATCAGTGTTTCCGTCTGGACTCTGGGAGCTGAAGCGATGATCCACACAGCCCGCCCCGCGCGGGCGGGCTTTTTCATTTCCGGAGCCCCCATGACCCGAACCGCTGACCGCCACGCGCGGGCTTTTTTCTGCCCGGATGAACCATGACCCCCGCAGACCACGCTGAAAAACTCGCCCATGTTACGCAAACGACCGCCTACGCCAGCGCGGCCGGCGGCGTGATTTTCGGGCTTACCGCATCCGAGTGGGGCGCGATTGCCGCGATTATCTCCGGCATCGTCGCGATTCTCTCTTTCATCGCAAACCAGTTCTGGAAGTGGCAGCACTTCAAGCTAGCGAAGGAGGGCGGTAGTGGCAGACAAACTGACTGACATGTTGGTTGATCACGAGGGTATGCGCCGCAAGCCGTACCGCTGCACAGCCGGCAAGCTGACTATCGGTGTAGGCCGAAACCTTGATGACCGGGGCATCAGTCCTGACGAAGCGATGTACATGCTGGCAAACGACATCCGGGATTCCCGCCGCGAACTGTCCGCCGCCTTCCCCTGGTTCGACAAGCTGGACGAGGTGCGGCAGGCGGTGCTGATCGACATGTGCGTGAATCTCGGCCTGTCGCGGCTTCAAGGTTTCCGCAACACGCTGGCGCTGATCGGTGTGGGCAAGTACGAGGCGGCTGCACAGGAAATGCTTAACAGCAAGTGGGCTGAACAGGTAGGCCGGCGGGCACAGCGGCTGTCTCGGATGATGGCTACGGGGAGGTGGTGATATGTGGGGCGCTCTTGCTGCAATGCTTCCCGGACTGCTGGACAAGATCATTCCTGACCCTGCCGCAGCTGCTGACGCCAAGCTGAAGGCATTGGAACTGGCTCAACGCGGCGAATTGGCGGCGCTCGACGCCGATCTTCGCTTGATGCTGGCGCAGGCTGACATCAACAAGGCCGAGGCTTCCACCGATCTATTCAGGGGCGGCTGGCGCCCCGCATGCGGATGGGTGTGCGCCGCTGGCTTGGCTTACACCTTCTTGCTGCGCCCGGTGCTGCCGTGGCTGGCTTCGCTGGCTGGTGCTGACGTGCAGGCAATGCCTGAGATCGACACCGACACGCTGATGGTGCTGCTCACCGGCATGCTTGGCTTGGGTGGCCTGCGGACGGTCGAGCGCATAAAGGGCAAGGCATGAAGAAGCCCGATTTGGGATCAATCAGACCCACATGCGGGCAGTGCGACCACTGGCGGCTGCTCGAAGGCGACGACGGCGAATGCTGCGCAATGCCTGCACAGGCAATCATCGCTGACGATGACGACGGCCGGTCGTGCCTCACCTTCATACGACCGAGCATGCAGGCCGATGAATGGGCCTGCATCCACTTCCGAGTCGAGACGTTCCGCACCCTCGCGCCTCGTGACGCATGGCATGCCGGGAAGGGCTACAGGGCAGGGAGGGATATGTACGCCATCACTCATCATCGAGCGCATGGCGAGTTCCTGCGCACCAGGTGTGATGTCTCGATGCTCTCGGTGTGACTTCCTAGCCAGCGAGGTTATACGGCTGAGGGAGGATCGCAACGAGTGGCGGCGCATGTACATAGACTTGCTGCGCCTTGTGCATACGCTGCGTGATCTGATCGTGCGGTGAGGGTTGCCGGTCTTTCCCGGCCGTCACCACAGGCCGGCGCGCGCCATGCTGCGCTCGCCATCCGGAGCGTCATAGATCGCTGCGCGTTCGGTCATGTGGCGCGCAGCGGCCTGTAGCATGTCCATTGCCGTCTTAGCCGTGCTCATGAATTTCCCCTTCGTCTGTACAGCCGCACGATGTGCGGGTGCGCGCGCATCGCACTGACGATGCCCAGCGGCCCGCCAGCAAGGTACGCGACAATCTCTATTCCGCTGGCATCGGGCGCGAGCTTGAACAACACGAGATTGCTTGCGCCGATGCCGAATGACGTGAAGAAGGCGGCGGCGTAGTGGCCGCCGTTGACGTTCAGGCTTTGCAACCCCAGCGCGAACACCAGCATGTAGGTGCTGGCGAAAAGCCATGCGGCCGTGGCGATGGTGTCTGCGCTGGGCATCACTCTGTCCGGAACACGTTCGGGCATTGCTTCTTCGCCTGCGCCACAATCTTGTCGATGCGGTCTATCGTCGACTGCTGATCGTTCGGCGCTGGCTTGATCCACGCGCCGTTTGCGCTGAAACGTCGCGCGACCGCCATGCGCAACGCGGTCTGAATGTTTATCGGCAGCACGTCGGCAGCCTTCGGAAGATGATCAATGCTCATTGAGTACTCAGTGCTCCCGGTTCGGTTCACGTGCCGTCGCACGGGTGCCATCTTCCTGCCTCGCGTGCGGCGCGCGGGGCTGCCGCCTGCGCTCGATCAGGCCTCGGCGCGCTTCGTCCTGCAGGTCGCGGCCCTGGAAGTACAGATCCATGTCTTCGCGGCGGTCGCCGGCCCATGCCGCGCCGATGACCCAGCCGATCACGGCAGCGACGAGCATCAGCACCAGCACCTGAAACAGGTTGATGCCCAGCGTTGCAAACAGCGCGGTCATCATGGCCGTGCCCTCTCGATGCGGCGCACCGTCATGCGTCGTTCGATGCCGGCAAGCTCTCTCACCGCCTCGTCTATACGCGCCGACGCGTCGGTCTTCTTCGCCATCGCGTCGCGCGCGCGCTGGCGGTGGTACAGCGCGTCGTCGCAGGCGATCTGCCGCCTTACCTCCTCGCGCCGAATCTTGAAGCGCAGCCACGCTGCGCGCAGGGCGGTCACCATGCGAAGTCCTCCTTGGTGGGGTGAAACGGATTCGAGGCATACGGGCCAAAGCTCACGTGCTCGTCGCATCGGATGTCCGGGGCCAGGCGGCCGCCAGCGCGTACCGGAATCACGGTGGGCCGCGGCGTGCGCAGCGGCTTGAACGGAAAGCGGGCCGGCAGCGGTGTCGGCGCCGTCAGCTCGCGCCAGATCACAGGGCGGCCGCCCGCATGTCGGTTTCCGTTCGAGGCTACCACCCGCTGCGACTGCTGCAGATCGCGGCACAGCGACACCACGGCGCGCGTTGTCATGCCGGTCTTGAAAGCAAGCGCCTCAGTGCTGATGCCCTGTTGCCCGGCCTCCTCGATCAAGCGAAGCACCTGCTCGCTCTTCTTCGCGCGCACACGGGCGTTCATGCCGACACCTGTGCTTCATGGCGCATCAGCACCAGGCTGCCGTCGGTCGTGATGCCGACATGCGCCGGGGGGTCTATGTCGTCCTGCCGGCGGCATGCGAGGTCATGCCACATCTGCGAGCAGTCCTCGGCGGCCATCAGTTCATTGCGCAGCCGCTCGTTCTCGGCCTTCAGCGCGTCGCGCTCATCAAGCAGCGCCCGGATGGTGTCTGGGTCGCAAGCGGCGATCAGATGGGCGTCTGCCATAACGTCTTGGGTGGTTCGGCAATGTCGGGCCTCGGCCAGATACCCAGAAACCCGTTCGCTCTTTACAAACACCCCGCTATTGGTAGGGCAAACCAGCCACGGCCCCGGCGTCGGCCCCATCTCCAGAGCATTGCGGATGGTCTCGTAGCGGTCAGTCATTGCTGTTCTCCTTCGACAGTGCGGCGCGGGCCCCCTGCTCCCAATCCAGCACGTCATACCGCCCGGTCAATACACCAAGCGCATGGCGACACCGGGTGATTATGCCCGTAGGGTTGATCGGTCTGGCAGGTATCCACCCCCCAGTGGGCGCCTCCGTATCAACGTCCCAATTCTTGATCTGTGCTGCCGTGTACTTGCTCATTATCTGATCCTCCTTTGCGCGCTTGATGCGCTCCAAAACCTGTTCTTCGGTCACGTCAGACCTCCCGGCGCGCGACGGCTTGAAGATCGCGTAGCCGCACGGGTCGCCAAGGGTTTGCGGATCGCAGCAATCCAGATGCACCGGGAACGGGTTGTCGAATGCCCAGTATTCGGGCTTCCCGTCAACAAAGTTCTTCCACAGCCACAGTTTCGTCACACGCCGCAGCGCTTCGATCTCCCGCACTGCGCACTCGTAGTGCTTCGGGCCCCAGTCCCAGCAGCCGGGGCCGTGCGTGCTTTGGCGGTCAGTCATTGCTGTTCTCCTTCGCTAGCGCGGCACTCACTGTCACCGCGCATGTCTTCCAGCCACTTCAGCGCCGCCGCCTTTTCTTCTGCCGTGCGCCCGCGCTCAATCCATTCCTTCAGCTCGCGCTCGTATCGAGTTGACGACGATTGGTAAGCCCCAGCCAGAATCTCATGGCGATTGGCCACTTCACGCAGGAAGTCGCCGTTCAACTTCTTACCGAGAGCATCGAACTGCGCAGCAATTTCGCGCAGTTCTTCCGCGTCCTTCATGCACACGTCTGAAAACATCAACGCTTCTCCTCAAAGATCACGGTCACGCCGTCTTCGGCATCGAACCGTCTTGCAATCCCACGCCACTCCAGATGCGCGATGCAGTCCTCCAGGTACGGATCGGCGGCGATCTGATCGTGCGCATTGCTTTCTCCTCGGTTGCCGGGCCTAACCCGGCAGTCCAGCGGACGCCGTGCCGGCGCCGCTGACTTTTGCGTTAGGAACCATCTCGCGCAGTTCGTCGCGCACTTCGCGCAGGTTCTCCATCGTCCATTCGGCGGCCATTTCACCAGCGGCACTGTTACCAACGCTCACGCGGTAGGTTTCAACGACGCTGATGGCCTTCTCCATCGCCTTTCCCCACGCATCGAGCCACATCTTTTGGCAGTGTGGCGGTGCGTCTTGCCACTTTGCTTCATATCTCGCCTCGTAGGCGTCAATTGCTTGTCCAATCATTTCGTTCTCCTCAAAGATCACGGTCACGCGGCGGTGGCGCGTGTATTCCACGCGGCTGCGGCCTTCTCCGGCGTGCCAAACTCTACCTTCACGCTGTCGGCGTCCAGCGGGCAGTCGTAGTTGTTGCAGCCGACCACCCAATAATCCCACGCGTTTGATTGGTCCATAGGCCCAATGTGGATTTCCGTGCCACCGCAGAACGGGCAGGGCAGCAGTTCAATCTTGGTAGTCACGTCGTCGGCTCCTGGTGCTGGGTGGCGAGGGCGGCGGTGAGGGCGGCGCGGGCGTCATACTCGTAGCGATTCCAGACCTCGCCCCACGGCACCGGCGGGCTGCCCTCATAGATCAGACGGTGCGGATCCTCGCAGCCGTCGTGCTTTGCCATCCACACGGCCAGCCGGAACACCATCGCCTCATCCACGGCTGCGGGCTGCTGGGGCGCGTACCGTGCAATCACAGCCCGAGCGAAGGCGTTGGCCTTTTCGATCACGCCCTCGGCTGCCGTTCCGTGTTCGTAGATGTGGTCCAGCAGTCCGTCGAACTCGGGCATCCCAATGACGTTGACAGTCTCGCTCGTCGCAGCGGGCTGCTGTGGCGCGGCGTCGGCCGCCTCCAGCGCCTGCCTCAGCAGGGCTTCGTCGCGCTGCTCTCGTTCTTCCAGTGCATGCATTGCGTGCACGAGCAATGCTTCAGGAATCGGCCTGTCCGCCGTCAGTAGCTTCCCGCACTCAGCCCGGAGTTCCTCCAGACTCATCCAAGAGTTGACGTGTTTGGCGTAGAAGTCTCGCCATTCCTCGTATTGGTCAGTCATTGCTTGCCCCCCGTTGCTTTGGCGATGGCGGCGCGGGCTGCCTCACGATAAGGTGCTGCTGCAATACTGGCAGTCGATGGTGGGTATCCGTCGTATATGTTAGAAGCCCACTTCTCCATCCCTTCCAGTGCTGCCAGCAGTTCAGGCGCGGCTGCGATAAGGAGGGCGTTGGCTTTCTGCCGTGGTGTCATGTTGTTGTAGGCCGTGACATAGGCGACGGTTTCGCCATCCGGGCCCTCAATCAGGTTCCCGTTTCGCGCCCACTGCCCCGGTATGTGCTGTGTCATTTCACTTCTCCTTGCTTGACCTCTGCGTCTTTCAGTGCCTCGCGCAGCATCTCGTTCTCGGCCTTCAGCGCCTCCAGCGTCTCCCGCAACGCCTCGATCTCCGCTTGACCGGCGCCAGTGGCGCTTGCGCCGAGCCGGTCGCGCATCAGGTCGCGGATGATGGCCGCAGCGTCGGTCAGGGCCACGCAAACCAGCACGTCGCCCTTGTGCTCCTCGGCCAATTTGGCGCAGATCCGCGCGTGGCTTTCGGCCTCGTTGAGCGTGGTGGACGCATCGGGCTGCACTGCGTCGATTGACGCCTCCATGGCCCGGACCGCCTGCCGCCACTGCTCCAGCGCCTCGTGGGCAGAGTCCCACCAGCGCGACTGCGCGGCGTCATTGCGCGTGTCCATCAGCAGGCATTCAAGCTCCAGCGCCAGGCGTGCGCCGGGGGTGAAGAAGTCAAGGTCATTCATGGGTGTCCTCCTTAAACATTGACGCCAGCGTCTGTATTCCTGCTGCCCGGCGCGCGAGATCGATGCCCCTGCGGCATGCGGCCAAGGTATTGCTGACCGACTGCGGCGAACAGCCCGCGCGAGTTGCAGCCTGCGCGGGACGCAGCCCATCCACCAGGACCAGCCGCGCGGCTGCACTCGCTGGGCCCGCGCGCAGGCGCAGGAGCTGCGCCAAGGCATCGAACTGCTCACCGGTCAAACCACGATGTCCCGGCGCGACGCCTCGATCCATCCCTTGCTGTCGCGGGCGATTGAGTAAGCCGCGACAAGCTCCATGCCATGGCGGGCGGCCAGCCGCTCCATGGCCTCTCGGCTCCAGTGCCCGCGGCGGTGGCCTGCATTGAAGACCGAGTGCTCGGCCAAGGCCATCCGGCGCTCGAACTCGGCGCGGTCCGGTAGCGCCTCGCTGGCATTGGACAGCGTGACGTAGGGGCCGACTGCGCGGAGGGTGAAAAAGGTGGTGCGGGTGGTCATGGTCATTTCGCTTTCCTTTTTAGTCTCTACCGGCTACTCACCGCCGGCTGGTCGGACAGCACCGTGCTGTCTATGTCCTCTACTATACACGTTTCAGCGTGAAATGCAAGTACCGTTCGTCGGAAATTTTGGCCCAGGGTCGCACCACTTCGCGCTGCTCAAAATGTTCTGAAGGCGCTGCTGGAATCCCCCGACTTTAGGCGGGGGAGGATGTCAACTGGTAGTCATGAAAAACAGTCCCGCGGCTGGCGTCGCCGACTTTGCAAGGCCGGACCCAGACGATGCGGCCGTCTGGCAGCCTGCGTGAGTGGCCGCGTCGGTCGTGCAGCCTGGGGCTGGCGTGCGTCCCGCCCTTGTGCTCGCGCTTGATGACCTTGCCATCTATCACCACCGTGCGCCAGTCGTAGGTCGGCTTCTTGCCCTCTGCAATCTTGCGCCGGTTGGTGAACGTCGGCCGCACGAACGGCTGGTAGGCCGTCCTGGTGGCCATCATCGAGTGATACCACCTGGCCAGCACGGCAAGCACGAAGCGCGCTTCATCCTCCGGCACCGGGTCATCTTCCTCGACCGGCCCGTACATGATGCGATTGCCTTCGATGGTGTAGAGCATCGTCGGGATTTTGCGCGGCATGACGTTGGTCGGCCCTTTCCACATGTCGATGAGGATGCCTTCGTGCGGATCGTCGCCAGCCACCACGGCCATGACGTCGTAGGAGGCGTGCGACCTGCTTGGGCCACGCCAGACCACAAAGCAGCGTCCGAACGGCGGCCTGCAGGTCATCAAAACGTCAGTGTTGACGGCCATCTGGTCAGCCGTCAGGCCTGAGATGTCGAACCACTGCAGTTCGGTCGGATCCATGCCGGTCGTGGTGGTCCATGCGATTGTTTCGCGGATCAGTGGCGTCATGACCAACTCCTCGTCAGCCTCACCTGGTACTGCCTTCCGATCCGCCTGCGCTCTGCACCCATCTTGCACAGCGTGCGGTGTATAACAGGGCGTGAAGCAGGGATACACTCGTTAATCGTCGCGGTGTCGTACCAGATACCAACAACCATCCGGGCGGCGATTTCTGGGGCTGTCATGTTGTTCCATCTAACGCTCATGCTGGCCTCTAGAACGGGATGTCGTCGTCCATGCCGCCAAACCCGCTTTCCTCTCTCGATTTCGGCGCGGCCGCTTGGCGCGCGGGGCGGCTTGTGTTTTCTTTTGGCGCTTCGCCTCCGTCTTGTTTGCCACCCAACATCTGCATGCTGTCGGCGCGGATTTCCGTGGTGTATCGGTCCTGACCTTCCTTGTCCTGCCACTTGCGGGTGCGCAGGCTGCCCTCGACATAGACGGCGGCACCCTTGCGCAGGTACTGGCCGGCGATCTCGGCCAGTCGGCCAAAGAAGGACACGCGATGCCACTCCGTCTGTTCCTTCTTTTCGCCGGTCTGCTTGTCCTTCCAGCTATCAGTGGTCGCCACCGTGATGTTGCAGATAGCGTCGCCGTTCGGCGCGTAGCGGGTTTCAGGGTCTTTGCCGATGTTCCCAACGATGATCACCTTGTTGACGCTTGCCATTAAGCGGCATCCTTGTTGAGTTGATTTACTTCGTCTTCCACTTCGTTCAAAAACGCGGAGACTTCTTTCTGTAGTATTTCGATGTATTCATCGTCCCGATAAATGCGGGTTACGAACAATTGAAGATGTTCTGGGAAATCAGGGTGATAACTCACAAAATCCCACCACATGCGCCCGGTAATCCACATCGCGCCCTGAACTTGCGGGATGTGCTCCGCAGGCATTTTTTTCGCCTTTAGGGTGGCAAGATGCGTTGCCTTGTTCGGGCACTTTATTTCCAGCCCTCCGTCTTTCCCGATAAGCCCATCCGGAGATGCGCCAGCAAGCAGTTCTGCGTGCGCAATAAACCCGACTTCTTCAACCTCTGCGCCCGTTTTTGCGATGTAGGCTATACGCGCAAATGGTTCGTTCTCTGTTCCCCACGCCATCGCTGCATTTGTATATGCCGGGTCTGCGCGGCCGGTTAGGCGCTCACACACGAGTTCAGCGCGATAGTTCCGCCGATCAGCGGCATCGCCCGTCTTTATCTTGGCCAGGATGTCTCGAAACCGGCTGGCCGTTGCCTTGCCTACTCGTGCGTCAAGCCATTCAGGCGTTCCCTGTTGCATTTGCTGCCTCCTTTAGTTCCTTCATCCGGACGTTGAAATACGCGGCGTACTTCTTCTTGTTCGCTTGGTCGAATCCGTTCATGGTCTGCGCCAATTCCTGAACTGACTTTGCAGATTTCATTGCTGGGTGTTCGATTGGCGCATCCGGCTGAGTCGGCTGGCCTCCGTCATCTGCCGCGCTACGCAGTTCGTCGGGCAAGTCCTCAATGTCTTGGGTGAAGATGTCCGAAGCGCCGAGAGCCGTCAGGGTGAGGTCGATCTGCGCGCGCTTCTTCGCCATCTTCAGAACCGTGTTTGCAAGGTCGCTCGGTTCCGTGCGCACTTGGTGCGACGTGAAAACGTCGTAACTGCGTATTTGCTTATTCCATTTCCGGCTAAACTTCTTCCGGCGACGGTTCGGGGCCGTGTCTTCAAATTCCTCGTCACACACGGCGTTGCGCCACTTGTATTTTTCTTCGCTGGTTGAGCATTCGCCCACACCTTCTCCGACGATGTTTCCGCTCGGCTGATGTACGCCAATAACCTTCACCCGATAGCGGCGCTCGTCGTCCGTGCTAAGGTCTTGCACATCGACGCGGGTTCCGATGTGGAATGTGGCCAGCAGGACTTCAGACCCTGCTTTGTACAATGTCGGTTTGTCTGTGCCGGGGATCACCCCATAATGAACGCCATCCTTCATGACAGCGCGCATGACCTGCTGTACGGCATTAATTCGCGCACGCATGTCCTCGGCTGTCATCAACTGCATCTGTTCTGATTTCACAACGGCATCCATCACATCACCCCCGCTGCTTTTGCCAATT